CAAGCATAAAAGCCATCGTCAGATAGGAAGTAAGTTAAGTTACCAAACTGAGCAACAGAGCCATTAGACATACAGCCTAACGTCCTAGAAATAGCGTCAAATTGGAAGAAGAACGGACTACCTGCATACGACATACGATAGATAGCACGTTCTAAGAAGATTAGACCGTATTCACCACCTGCTAGACCTGTAATGTCACCGCCATCAGGCACTATTTGTGAGTCAGACTGAGAAGCAGCACCCGGAGTCCAATCAGTCTCGTCATTAATATCTGACCAGTAGACCTTATTTTCCTCACCACCTACGTTAGCCGCTACAACAAAGTCACGAACTACCGTTACAAATTTAGCAGCAGGAGCAGCAGCAGCCAAATCAGCAAAGTAAGTTGATGATCCTAGATCATAAGCCTGTAACTGGTCTGCACCATTGGCTAGAATCATCTTAGAGCCGAATTGAGTAATATCCCATGACTCAACAGTAGAATAGCCAGTAGTGGTTAATGCATCTAAGCCAGTATTACTAGGATTAAACTTGTAAATCTGTGTAGCACCAGCAGCAAATAGCGTAGATGCACCAGAAAACTTACCAGCAAATGCTACCAATAAGTTCTGACCTGCATTAGATGAGTAATCTACTGCTTCACGTAATGCAGCGTAACCATTAGTAACTGGATAACAATTATATGCATCAGTTATCGCACCAGTAACACCCGGCTGATCTGGCAACCACTCACCGAAGATAATCTTTTGCTTTGCCATTACTGTTTAGCCCAAGTAGTTGATTCTGGAGTTACTACAGTCCATTGATAACCAATAACATCACCAATAGCACCCACATTGGCATTGCCTGTAATAGCAGCAGAACTAGAAAATACTGAACTAGCATTTGCAGTAACTGTAGCTAGACCATTAATAGAAGAAGCTCCAACAGCTACAAACGTACCATTAGCCGTTACCGTAGCAGTTCCAGTAATACTAGCCTTTACGCCCTCAATTTCAGTAGCGTTAGCCGTAACAGTAGCCGTACCTGTAATGCTTGCTATACCGCCATATATTGCTTGTCCTGATGCTACTACTGTAGCAGTACAAGTAATAGACGCACTAATACCTTCATTTTCACAATAGCCAGCATCCCAATAGCCAGCGACAACGTATAGATCAGGAGAGCTTAGGTCACCTTCACCATAGCCCTGAACCCAATAATCAAAATCAACATAATTAGTCGCCATTTATTTCTATCAAAGTTTGAATTTATTAATTCAATGCTATATAAGTTTTATTAGCAATATCCCAATTGTATTGTTTACCATTTTCAATTTTTGAAAAAATTGATTCGTCTGACAATACATACGAACTATATTTAGCAGATAAAACATACTGCTTTGAAAAAAGATCATCTTCAACAACTATATCTATAACATTATTATTTTCATCAAACTTTGCAAAAACATGTAATAACTCATGTACTAAATTTTCAGAATTAAGCAAATGCGTTTGTGCGTAAAAAGTTCTTTTATCCATTTTTACACCGTGAAAGTTTGTTGTGAACCAGTATAGGAAAGCGTTACCCAAGAACCGCCATTCACGCGATAAACAACTGCACCATTAAATCCTGCTGTTGGAGTTGAGCCGCCATTACCGCCCACACCAATACTGCTGCCAGGGTATTGAGCATCGCCGCTATTAGCTACAGCACCACCAGTTGCGCTTGTGGAGTTAGTGCCTGTCGTGTTTGTCGTGCTAGTTGCCGTTCCAACATATCCCGAACCGCCGCCTCCAGAACCATTAGAACCACCGCCGCCGCCGCCAAAATAGCCGCCGCCGCCGCCGCCAGCAGTAAATGTAATAGCATCGCCGCCGCCATTACCGCCGCCGCCAAACGCAGTACCGCCAGAATTATTGCCTTGACCAGTTCCACCTTGCAGCGCACTACCTGAAGTGCCGCCTCCAGAACCTCCAGCACCTCCAGCAGATGAAGTGCCAGCCCCGCCCGGGTTAGTGCCAAGACCAGCATTTCCGCTAGAACCACCGCCAGCACCGCCACCAAAAGTACCACCGCCGCGAGTACCGCCGCCTCCAGAACCAGCTATTAAGACTGCATTCCCTTGTGCTACAGACGTCGTAAATACGCCAGAATAGCCACCGCCGCCACCACCAAATCCGCTAACCCCAGCGCTACCCCCTTGACCAACAATTGCATAAAATGTTGTGCCAGGTGAGACAACAACAGTTCCGGCAACAAAACCTGCTCCACCGCCGCCAGCACCATCAACACCACCAGAACCACCACCACCAGCCGCCCATATCTTAAATTCAACGGTTCTGCTAGTAGTAATTGCTTGCATGATTTTTGAGTAAGAAAACATTAAAGCCTCTTATGGTGTGTAATTCTGAACAAAATTTCCATACCAATTAGTACCGTCAGAAACAAAAGTCAGAATATCCATTTTTGCAGCAGTAGCCGTAATTGTTGGAGCAGTTCCACCAGAAAATTTAACGCCAGTAAACGTAGCAGTTCCGTTACCAGTAGTTGCAGCTTGCTTTAACAATAAGATGAACGACTTACCAGCCGTAGCCGTAGGCATAGTGAACGTACAAGCAGTAGAAGCCGTTAGAGTGGCTGTCTGAACTGTACCGTTAGTTAATGACAATGTACTTGCCGTAGTTACCGTACCAATAGAAACTACACCTTCAGTATAGTTATTGACTGTTGGATTAGTCAATGTAGAGCTAGTAGCTGTAAGAGCACTAATAGAAGCACTTGTAGCAGTTAAAGCAGCAATAGTCGCACTTGTTAATGTGATAAGTGAAGCACTACCACCAGATTGAATCTTGTCAGTATTAAGATTTGTAAAGTTGGCATCAACTTCTGCATAACTAAGAGCCGAACCTTTACCAGCACGAGTAACGATAGTAGACATAATTTACTCCTTACGCCAAAGTTACTGAAAGATTCGTAGCAGTTATCTTAAAGATATCACCGTTAGAAATAGTCTTACTTGTATCTAATGCCGAGTGATACAAGAGATTACCTGCCGTTACAGCGTCACGAATACCAACGTGAGTGATAATTCCCCAATCAGCCGTACATTGAGGAAACTCAATCGCAGAGCTATTAGACGTAGCACCGTTAGATGGTGAGCTAAATGTGATCGATTGACGAACATACGAGCCACCTGTTACCTCAGTACCAGTATCCGCATCAGTCGGATCATTGGTATATAAAGCTAAGAAGGTAGTAGTCGGTGCTGTGTAGCTAGTAGCACGTAACGTACCGTTAATTAATGCGTTTTCCAAATAGTTCGAAATTTCAGCCATGATTTACCTCACAGACATTGACATAGGTTGACCACCGTATTCACCATTCTGGTCGGCAGTAGAAATTGCTGTAATGCTACGATCATACAAAGCAGCCCATGTTTGAAGTCGTGCATCATTCATCAAATATGGTTCAGCTTCGCCTAATGCCGCATACAGCAAAGCATCAGGATAATTAGTTAAGAATACGTTAACAATATTGCTATCGGATAGATACGCAGGTTTACCGTAATACAGCATCTGAATACTGTAGGTAGTATCAGGTATGGGAGCAAACTGAATCTCTGAAGCCAGAATCGTGTAGTTCAATGGCTTACCTGAATCAGTAGTCCTAGCTATTGCATAGAATGAATTAGGTGAAAGGTAAGTTACTGAAGAAGCTGGAGTAGTACGTAGATGTACGTCACGCATCTCTAGGAAGTCCGTAGGCAAGCCTATAGTCTCCTCACCTCCTGTGGTATCAGCACGAGCCACAATGAGCATCTGACGCGTTCTGATGTCTCTACGGAGCCGTTCCTCAGCCAATTGGATAAAGTCCGGTATCTGTGCAGTCAGATCACTACGACCTAAGTAACTCGCTATCGTAGATTTTAACGAACTGTAATCCGTCATAACTATTTCCCTGAGTTGTGTCTCTCCACAGCACCATCTTCTACATCATCCCATCGATACTCATACGTACCAATGTGACCAATATGCATAGACAGACTGTGATCTACATACGTCTGGAATCCACTATCTTGAGCCTTGATGCAGAAATGCACATCTTCGCCAATAATGCCTCGTGAACTCCAACCTACGTCATACCACGGCTTTTTAGTAGCCTCGAATACATCTTTGTGGATCATTACTACACCACCACCTACAGCCGTACAAGGCTCGATACCTTCTTTACCTTTAGAGTCTATTTTATGCCAAGCATAACTAATAATGTTGCCATTTTCGTCTTTATTTAGCTCTAAATCCAATGCTGTAGGTAACGTAGGCTTGCGTCTAGTTACTGCATTAACTCCGACAATCGGTACTTCTCTGCTTAACAATATATCTATCGTATCGCTAGGGAACCGCATATCTGAATCAATGAACAGAATGTAGTCACACCCATCAGCTAACGCAGCCTCAACCAGCTTTTCTCTCTGGTCAAATATCAACGTACCAGCCATTGTGTATAACTTTAAGCCGTTCTCACCTGTACCACACCGAAACTTACTATCTCGTCCTACCATCTTTGCAAAGTCAAACGCAAAGCCAGTATGAACCTCGTCTCTAGCTGGAACGCATACACCTACTGTTATACCCATTAGATATTACCCCTATAGACTTTCCATTGTGCATTATCGGAATCATTGAGCCACTTAGCAAACGCAGTATCATCAATAATTACAAAACCCCTCATAATACCCATTTTATTTAAGGTATCTATTACCGTAAAAGGTATTCGAGCTACGTGATGTAATTCTTTAAGATTTCCTTGTCTTGCCTTGTCTGTCTCTCTGATGTAGTTGTTACTATCAAGTATCTCAGTAACATCCTGTTTAGTCTCGATGATAATGCCACCATCACCGTCCGCATGTACAACCTGTTTTCTAAAGTCCATAAGTCCTCGTAAATGCCCCCAATCCGAAGATCAGGGGCAGTCTTATTACAGAGCCATGTTCAAGTCAGCAACGATACCGTGAGCGGCTTCGTTCTTAACTTCCAATGTGCACTCAACCAAAATCTGAGTCTTGTCAGCATCACCAGCTTTTGCAAGCTCGTTAGTCATGAAAGGACGCAGATAAGCGATTGCAGCGTACTCAGGATCAAGTACCAGTGCATCACGTGTACGCATGAAACGGTTAGGAACAACACTCATAGTACCGAAGTCTGACAAGTAAACGTCAGCAGCACCAACGATAGTAGCTTGACCTTGAGCACCACCACCACCAGCATTGACGTTATAACGGTAAGCAGACAGACCTGTAAAGCTAGATACTTTCTGTTTACCAGCAGCACCAACCATCAGAATCTTAGGTACGCCACCAGAAGTAAATACCTCAGCAACAACTGTTTTCAACAGAGCTTCAGTAAATGTACGTGCTGTACCGTCTGTACGAGTCGATACGCCGATTGTCGTAGGATCAGCACCGCCGCTACCAACATCAGAGTTAGTCTTGATCCATGACAGCAAAGAAGCCATCTTACGAGCAGACGAGTTAGACGAACCAACAGAAGCACCTTGATTGCTCAAGAGGATAGTCTCGAGGTCACGCTTTAGCTCTTGTGAAGCCTTAGCTAATTGGTATGCCTTCTCAGACTTACGACCTGCTTTGTTAACTGTGTCCAGAGTGCCGGAGACTTTGATAGTCTTTTGCAGAATCTGTGTGTAGTTACCCAAACGAGTAGTTGGTGTCAAAGTAGCATCGGATGCGTCTGCCCCCTCAACGGCAGCATTGTTTGTTGTCGCACTGGCAAGTTGGTCCGTCTGCCATTCGTGCCTTACTGCCGTTGCCTTTGTCTTGCCAATACTGGACATGAAGGGCACTTCCGTAGGGCTGATATCATAGATGATGTCGGTCAAATCTTCACGCTGACCGATTGCGTCATAAGCATTATAAATAGCCATGATTCAATTCCTTATAAAAATCGTTCAAATACGTTAGCTGCATCGCGGATACTTCCGCTTGATTTAGCTCGCGCCTTTAGTTTCCGTGTTTCTTCAGCACTACTATCTCTAGGTTTGCTTACGCCTGACTTAATCGCTTTAGGAGCCTCGTTCACCTTCTTGGTGATAGCTGGCTTACTTGCGACTAACTTGTCGTACTGCATAGCCTTATACAGAGTTAGTACAGCCCGACTATCATAGACAGCCGCCAATTCGTTATCAGAGAATCCAATCTGCTTACCAAAAGCTCGAATATCATTTCTGATAGCCTCACCCTTAGCAGGATCAGAGAATTCAGGGATATAGCTAGACAATTTCTGCATTTCCTCAGCCACTACGGACTGCATCTGTGCCTGTCTATCCTGTTCCTGTTGCTGATTGATTCGATGTCTCTCAGCTTGTACAGCAGCTAGTTGCTTATCTCTCTGAATCATCTCAGCTACCTTTACAGAGTATCCAATAGGATCAGTCTCTTTCAGGTACTCAAGATTTTCCTCTTGTTGAGGAACAAGCATTTGCTCAATCATCTCTAATCGTTGCGCATACGTATCACGCATCTGTTTAGCTTCTTGAACCGCTTGACGCTCTGCCTCTACGGCTTTGCGCTCCTCAGCTACTGCTTGCGATTTCTTGGTGTAATCTGTGCCAAGTTGATAAGACTTGATAAGCTCATTAAGCGTTACCTCACGTTCTTCTCCGGCTG